CTATGCTCACTATTGATTTTCCCGATAAATCCGTTACTTATGACACTTTCGTCCGCGATGTAGCGTCCTCTGTAGTCCGTATGCTTGCCGATACACACAATGACCCCGAAATGGTCAGCCAGCGAAAAGCATACGCTATGTTTGGGCGTGGCAATGTGGATAGATGGCGCAAGCAGGGTAAAATAACCCCCTGCAAGCGTCCGGGCAAAGTTGAATACCGCACAATCGAACTGCGTACACTACAAAGGTTACAACAAGACTATTTCAAATGATAAGGGAGGATAGCTCAGCGGATAGAGCGGCGGTACGTACCCAAATGGCCAAGATGCAGCAGGACACAGGTTCAAATCCTGTTCCTCCCACTATTTTTTCACTATTAAAAATCAAAGTAGATGAAAGCAATTCAGCTAAAATCAATCACGCTTCGCAACTGGCGTGGAGAAAAAGAAAGGACAACACAGTTCCATACAGATGGCACTGTTACACGTATCTGTGGTCGTAACGGTCTCGGCAAGTCCAGGCACATGGATGCGTTCTGTTGGCTGCTTTTCGGCAAGGACAGCAAAGACCGTAAAGACTTCAACTTGCGCACCACAGACGAAAAGGGCAATCCCCTACAGCATTGTGAATGCTCCGTAGAGGGAACATTAGTCGTTGATGGAACGGAAATTACCATCAAACGAGAGTATAAGGAGCAATGGGTCAAACCTCGTGGACAAGTAGAGGAAGTGTTCAAGGGGAATGTCACCGAATGCACATGGGACGGCGTACCTGTTCGTGTCAATGAGTATAAGGAACGTATAAATGCCGAAATCATTGATGAGAACCTTTTCAAGATGCTAACCAATACCGAGTATTTCCTATCGTTAAAACAAGATGTTCAACGTGAAGTGTTAATGTCCATTGCCGGAGCCAAAACAGACAACGAATTGGCGCAGGGAAATGCAGAATTTACCGCTCTCGTAGACATGTTGAGTGGCAAATCATTGGCGGATTATCGTCGGCAGATTGCCGCAGAGAAAAAACGTCTAAAAATGCAAGCGGATGAAATCAAGCCACGTATCGACCAAACGGACAAGATGAAACCAGAAGCCGAGGATTGGAACTCATTGGAAGAAATGCTCACCGACAAAAAGAAAGAGCTGGAAGAAATAAACGAACTTCTGCATTCTGAAGATGCTCGCAAGCAATCTGCCATCGATAAAAAAGCTGCGCTGAACCGTGAAAAACGGCAAATCGAACAGCAACAGAAGGATATTCTTGCCGCAGAAAGGAGAAGTCGTCAGGAGGAAGCCGATAAGCAGAACGAAACACGTAATGAAATCGAGAAAGAGTTGAAGAATATTCATTCCGAACGATCGGATTGCAATATAGACATTACCCGTGCAAAAGAACGCATCAAGTATTTGAACGAAGAAATAACTAGAACAACAAGCAGACTTGAAGAATTACGTTCCGAATGGGCATCCATTCGTGCCACACAGTACACCGGTGATAATATCTGTCCTCATTGCGGCCAGCCTTTACCCGACAATATGATACAAGACGCTCTCCAAAAGTTTGAAGAATATAAACAAAACAGGCTCAAAGAGAATCAATCACGTGGAAAATCCCTGTCGACACAAGTCGAATCATACCGAGAGGAATTAAACAGGCGTAATGAAGAACTTGTAGAGCATTCCAAAAAGATTACTGCCATTGACGAATGTATTGCAGGGCTGTATGATCGTCTGAAATCCACCCCGAAAGCAGCACCGTCCGCCATCAACGAAAACGAGCTGCCTGCGTATGCAGCAAACCTAAAACGTTTGGATGAGATAGAAAAAGAAATAGCAAATATCACATATACTCAGACAGATACCGAACTGTCCGAACGTGCCGAGTTGGTGAAATCTGCTATTAAGAACTTGGAAATCCAACTAAACAACCGTACCATTATCGCCAACTATGATAAAGAAATAGAGCGTCTTGAAAAGGAAGGTCGTGAACTCGCACAGAAGATAGCCGACATAGAGAAACGTGAATATATAGCTGCTAAGTTTGCCAAAGCTCGCATTGATGATTGTGAGAGCCGTTTGAACTCGCTGTTTGGCATGGTACACTGGAAACTTTTCGATACCACTCTTGACGGAAACGAATACGAAGTATGTATCCCTATAATTGATGGTGTGTCCTATGGTACGTGCAATACAGCAAAGCAAGTGAACGCAGGTATTGACATCACCAACACATTGGCAAGGCATTACGAAGTCTATGCTCCAATGTTCATTGACCGTGCCGAAAGCGTGAATACATTCATTGCTTCCAACGCACAAATGATATTCTTGCAGGTTACAACAGACAGTCAACTAACAGTAAAATAAATAGTTAAATCTTTAATTATTAGAATTATGAACGAAAGACAAATCACACCGGTTACACATCAAAGTAACGTTCCTGTTGGCATCAACTTCTTTGACCCGACAACCATTGAAACGCTCAACCGTTTCTCCACCATGTTTGCCAATTCCAGTCTTGTACCCGAAAGTTACCGCATTGGCGGTGTTGTTGGCGGTAAGACCGGAGAAGGACCTAAAAAAACGGTCTCTGAAGCCGAAGCAGTAGCCAACTGCGTAATCGCATTCGATGTGGCCACACGCATTGGCGCATCCCCTCTTATGGTAATGCAGAACTTGTACATTGTATATGGTCGCCCATCTTGGTCGTCCAAGTTCCTAATTGCCACTATCAATACTTGTGGACGCTTTGAACCACTGAAGTTTGAATTGACATCAAATGGAGTTTGCAATAACGGTGTGGCAAATGTCAAGTGTGTGGCATGGACTACTCCTAAAGGTGTTACGCATGATGAGAACGGAAAACCGGTTACATCAAAATCACCACTTGCCTTACGTGGTACAGCCGTTACCATACAAATGGCGATTGATGAGGGTTGGTATAGCAAAAACGGCAGCAAGTGGCGTACTATGCCCGAACAGATGTTACGTTACCGTGCCGCCTCGTTCTGGTGCTCTACATACTCACCGGAACTGTCAATGGGTATGCGTACCGTTGAAGAAAATGTAGAGGACGCCGATTATGTCGATGTTACAGAACAGGTTGCGAAAGAAATTTCCACGCAAGCCAACAAAGGCACTATCAGTTTTGATGATGCAGTAGCTCCGGTTTCCAACGAAGTTCCGGCAGGTGTTGACCCTGAAACAGGAGAAATTAAAGAGCCCCAAGGTGAAACAAGTACCGAAAACCAAGCCTCAACCGAGGATGATGGACCGGGCTATTAATCCTATTTGAAATGAAACTTCATGTGTTAGGTTCTTCATCATCAGGCAACTGTTACCTCTTCCAGTCTGAAAAGACTGGTGAGGTACTTGCAGTGGAAGCCGGAGTTAAGTTCAACAAAGTAAAAAAAGTTCTTGACTTCAATCTAAACAGCATTGTTGGTTGTATCGTCAGCCATGAGCATGGCGACCATGCCAAATGTGTGGGCGATTTTATAAACGCCTGCATACCTTGCTATATGAGTCAAGGCACAAAACATGCGCTTGGTTTCTCTTCCAGCTATTGGGCAAAAGGGCTGTTGCCATTCGAACAAGTTGTGATAAATGGATTTAGAGTGATACCGTTCCCTGTACAACATGATGCTGCGGAACCTTACGGATACCTCATCCGTCATGAAGAGTGCGGAACAGTGCTGTTTGCCACAGACACCTATTTCCTAAAATACAAATTTCCCGGTCTTAACAATGTAATGTTGGAGTGCAATTATAGCAAGGAAATTCTTGATGCAAATTTCACTGCCGGGCGCATTGACAAGAAACGCTACGAACGCACCATTAAGTCGCACATGTCCTATGATAACTGTCTCCTCACATTGCAAGCCAATGACCTGTCTCAAGTATGCAACATTCTACTCCTGCATCTGTCCGACAATAACAGCAATGCTACGGAGTTTATCCATGGAATAGAAAGATTATATCCAGAGATAGAAATAACAGCCGCTACAAATGGGCTTTCGTTAACATTTAACAAGAATCCCTATTAGCATTTGTGATTATGAGGAAAAATAATAGTAACCAGTAAATAAAGAAGTAATATGAGAATCTATTTTGATATAATATTTATTGTTTTGAATATCATCATTTTTGCTGTTAACTTTCATTTTGCTTTAGAATCCAAATCCTCTAAAGCATATACGTATGCCATTTTAGGAATGAGTTTTGCCATTGCAGCCATCGTCCTACTTCTATCTGCGGATTTAAATCAAGAATCATAATGAAAAAATCAGTTGAAAATACTCAATACAAAACTGAGAATTGTAGACCAAACAATAGTGATCTATCATTTTAATAAAAATAAAAACAATGAGAAAAATTGAGATCGTTGAACATGTTATCAACAATACGACTATTAGTCGCTCACAGGCTATTCAAGCCGTAGATTGTGCTTTTGATGCTATTGAGAAAGCACTTTGTAAAGGTGAAAGTGTCTATATACGTGGTTTTGGCACTATCAAGACTTATATCACAAAAGAAAGGAAAGCCCGTAATATCTACAAGAGAACAACGGTAATCATTCCGGCAAGACGAACAGTAAAACTTGTAGTCAGTAAACAACTCAAAGAAAAAATGAACTCATGATGCACACGTGGTTTGAATGTAAAATCCGTTATGAAAAGACAATGGATAACGGAATGAACAAGAAAGTAACAGAACCCTATCTGGTTGACGCGCTCAGCTTCACGGAAGCGGAAGCACGCATCATTGAAGAAATGACACCCTTTATTTCCGGTGAGTTTACAGTTTCCGACATTAAACGTGCCAACTATAGCGAGCTCTTTCCCTGTGAGGAAGACAGTGCCGACCGCTGGTTCAAGTGCAAGCTGTATTTCATTACCTCAGATGAAAAAAGTGGAGCAGAAAAAAAGACGGCTACCAACGTACTGGTACAAGCAGCCGACTTGCGTGATGCAGTAAATAAACTGGATGAGGGTATGAAAGGCACAATGGCCGACTACCAAATTGCATCGGTAGCGGAAACTGCCATTATGGACGTCTATCCATATGCCGCAGATGAGTCCATTACGGATACCATCAGTGAAAATGCCAATTCGCCTGTTGTACGAAATTTCATACAATCTCTCCCCGAAGGTTGCAGGACAACGATAACCGTTGGTGGGAAAAAAGTTGTAGTAGACAAGACCGGAAAAGACACCATTGTTACACCCGAAAAGCAAAGCGACAATGACACTTGAGGAAATGCTTCAAATGGAAAGGAAACGAAAAAAGAAGCAAAAATATGACGATGAGGAACATCGCATACAATGCTCTTGCGTAAAGTGGTTCAATTTGAAGTATCCGAAGTTAAAAGGCCGGTTGTTTGCTGTGCCGAACGGAGGAAGACGTGATACTGTTACAGGTGACAAATTGAAAGCTGAGGGCGTAACAGCCGGTGTATCCGATTTGATTCTGTTGAAAAGCAATCGTGATTATGGTGCGCTGCTCATTGAAATGAAAAAGAAAGGCGGCTATCAATCTCCATCACAAAAAGAATGGCAAAAGATAATATGTGAAAACGGAGAATACAAATATGTTCTGTGCTTTTCGCTAGATGATTTCATTCGTGAAGTGGATGATTATTTGAGAAATGAATTTTAAAAAAGTCAGATATGGCACGAACTTTTAAAAAAGGTCTTGACTATTTCCCTCTGGATATAGATATATTTAACGACCTTAAAATAAGAAAACTAATCAAGTATCAAGGTGGAAAAGCTATAACGGTATATGCTCTGCTGCTCTGCAATATCTACAAGAGTGGGTATTATATGAAGTGGGATAAAGAGTTGCCTTTCATTTGCTCGGAGCTTACGGGATTTGAGGAGGCATATATATCAGAAGTAATCAAAACCTGCCTGACACTGGGGTTGTTTTCAAAAGAATTGTTTGACGCTGAAAAAG